CCTCTCATTATCTTTTGTTGTAGTGTTTGATTATCGTCGTATGCTCGACCCATTGATACCTCACAGTTATGTATATATTATAATCGCTTATTAAGATTATGTCAAGTTGTTTGTTTAAATATCCGCATCAGTTGTAACCGGATCTGAGGCCAACAGGTTCACCACCTCTGTGCCGTCCTCTTGGGCCTTTTGATTTGCTCTCATTGCAGTGGAGCGCCTATCAGAGCTAAAGTATTTTCCGATGTTCTCGGTAAAGTCCCTTGTTGTTTCCAACAAGGTCATCACGTCTTCGCCCATCTTCTCAATATAAATGTCGGCACAGGCCTTGATGTTCTCGTTGGACAGGTTGAGTATTCCATAGAATTGAACAGTGGCTAATTTTCTCATGTTGGTCATCTCGGTTCTGCTGATGGACCACTGACTGCCGCCTTCTCTGCCGCCACTTTCCATAAGGGCGCGGTCTTCTTGCATAAGTCTCTTTTCTCTCTCGTGAAACGAACCGAAATAGGACTCTGCGACTCGCTGTGATTGTTCTGCCGCCTCATCATACGCAGTTTCGTAGGCTTCCTTCCACCTTTTCAATGAGCCGGGGGGAGCATCTCGCAGTTTTGGGTTTTTTGATAACCACTTTTCGAAACTCTTCTCTTCGCCGGCGGCTACATCGAGGTCTCCTTGGTTGCCGGCACGGGCAATGTAGCCCTGTTCGACAGACTTGCTGAATTGTCTTTGCTTCTTCTGCGGATCCGCGGGTGCGCCGGCTTTATCGTCAAAGGTACCAGCGTCATCCAAGTTCTTATAAAACATGCCCTTCCCTTCTGTATAGCCGGGAGTCTGTTTAAGGATTTCAAACATTTGTAGCCTCCATTCGGGAGAGTCTTGCCACGCTTGAGTGTGTTGCGCGAGGGGCGCGCCCATATTGCCGAGAAGGTCCTTCTCGTTTTTTGACTCCCTCATAACATCAATAAAATTATTACGATCAATAATGAAATCCCAAATTGCCAACTCAGAGACATCGTCCCCATCGGAGTTCTTGCGCCCGATCAGATACTTGATAGAAGAGACGCCGGATCCGCCACGTATAAACAGAAAATCCACAAGGTTAGTAAAACTGCCGTGGATAGGAGTATTTGGGCTCAATAATTTAAGACTGACTGGCTCCTCGTCACCCGTAACAAAGTCCTCAATCGGAAGGGTGCCACCAACGCGACCGGAGATCTGTTTCCCTCCCGTGACCGCCGCCATAAACCCCTCAAATACGAAGCCGGATGCGGATTCGCTATAGTCATTGAGACATGCTTGGAGTGCCTCGATGATCATCATCATGTTTAAAACGGCGTTAAATCTCATGCCGGTGCCTTTTCTGGTTGCCGTGGCAGGATCAACAAAACTATTGACGTGGGCGATTCTGGCTTGGACGCTTGGCTGCCTAGTAATGGAGGCAAAAATTCTGTCAATGTCCTTTCTCGATTGGCTATTGGGATCTCCCCAGGCTTCATTGGGGTTCAACTTCGGGATGGGAATATGTATACTGAAGCGCTCGGCTTCAGAGAGAGTGTCTAACGGAATCTCCGCGTCAGTGAGATTGCCTAGTGGAACATTCATGATCTCTTCGATCATCGCCATAAGACTATCGGACGTGATTATCCTCTCTTTCTTTATGTACTCTTCTTTTAATATGTTTCTTAACTCAGACATTCAAAAACCTCAAATAATTATGTCAGCTATACCTAATTCTACAGCTTCTTCTGCAGATAAATAGACATTAACTTTGCGTTCCAACATATTTTTAATGTCCTTTTTGGTCATATTTGTTTCTTTTACTAAACAATTTATATATGTTTTTTGTAGGTGCTCGACTGCTTCCATTTCATTAAGTAAGTTATGCAGATTTCCGTGACTCCCGGCTACAACCGAGTGAATCATAACGCGGCAGTTCTTGCCAATCCTGCGTTTTCCTTTTGTTCCGGCGGCCAAAAGCAGGACTCCGGCGGACATCACCTTCCCCATTCCAATGGTGTGAATCTCGGTTTCTGTTTCAACTTGTCTCATGATATCGTACAGAGCAAACATGTCGTCGGCGTTTCCCCCGTAGGTAGATATATAAAATTCAACCGGCTTCTTTTTATCGTCAGATAGTCCGCGATTTGATTCATTTAGATATAGAAGGGCTTGGGCTAGTTCGGCAACCTTCTCGTCTATTACCTCACAAAAAAGGCCGATCAATCTCATTTCTGGTTCGGCGCCGTGGATCTCGGACGGATCAAGAAGCACAATTTTATCTCGGGTGCCCTTCTCTCCCTCGTCTAGAATTGATTTTACAATCTCTCTAATTTTTTTACCAATCACTACCTGTCTCCCAAAATTTTAAAGCTGTTGACTTGTTCTTCTGTAGGTACTCCATAGCGCTTTTCCAATCTTCGAACTCTAGTTGTGAACGAAAGAACGCCGGGTGGCACGCCAGCAGCGTGCTTATAGACCGTCTCTTAAGTGTTTGTACATCTTGCTCAAACCGAAACTCAAAAGTGCTGATTTGTGTGCTATTCTTGCCAGACTTCAACATTTGTTCCAGCATTATTTCGCGTGCATATGATAGATGTTCGAGCGCCTTAATGAGAGAAGATAGATATATTATATTAGTAGCCTTAACTATCGTAAGGCTTACTCTTGCCGCGCCAAAGAAGTAAAACGTTTTACAAGTTAGGTATCCAAAAATAAATACTATTAAATATAACCACCAATGATGCATAAACCCTCATTTATAGAAAGGGCCGCTGAGCATCAGCGGCCTATTCTTATTATAACGTCTCGTAAAACAAATGTCAAGTTATTTTGATGTGATTCGCTTAAGAATCTTCGCAGCCAATTGCTCGGCGAGGTCTTCGCCCTTCTTCTGCTTCGTAAGCCGGGCAACCACACGCTGGGCAACTTCGTTAACGATCTGATCTTCAGTGCCTTCGTACATATCACGCATGCCGGGAAGTTCCTCTTCCTCTTCAGCGCCCATCTCCATTTCCGGAGCCATGTCAAGATCCTCTTCGCCGCCAAGATCCTCTTCGCCGCCTAGGTCTTCCTCGCCGCCAAGATCATCATCCACGTCGGTGGTGACAGGCTCTCCGGTAACTTCTTCCAAAGCTGCCTCTAGAGCAGACATGAAGTCCTCAACGGAAACCATTCCTGCTTCGCCGCCTTCGGCGCCAAGATCATCTTCGGGGGGAGCGTCCAGATCGACGTCTTCGCCGCCCATGTCTAGCTCATCGCCACCCATGTCATCCATAGGTGCTTCTTCGGCGCCCATTTCCATCTCTTCTTCCTCTTCTTTAAGCCAACGGCCGGTAGGTTTACCGTTGCCATCCTTGACTTCCTTGCCTGGGCCTTTGCCCTTGGGCTCATTCCAGCCTTCTCCAAGAGGCTTTTCGGCCCCTTCCTCGTAGCCCATCTCCTGAAGGCGACCAGCGCCCAAGGGTGTGAGGCTGGCTAGTTTCATAAACTGGCGGATTTCGCCTTCTGTTAAAAGTGTTTTACGAGCCATAATGTTCTCCTTAAAAGTAACTCACCTATAAATAGTGTTAATTTTTCTTATATACCAAAAAAAGACTACTCATCAAACAATGAGCGCTTCCTTATCTTTATGAGCGCCTCTGTTTCGATCTGTTTTACCCGCGCAAAAGATATACCCAATCGATCTCCTATCTGTCGGAGGGTCATGGAGCCGTTTTCATATATAGACACCAAACAACAATTATATTCCTCTTTAAAGTCTACCCAGTATCGGCATTCTTCTTGCGCACAGTTAGATTTTTCTTTCATACACGCCTTAGAGCATGTCCGCAATCCGTCTTTCATCACAAGTCTGGGTGCTCTTCGGCGATTAAATCAAATATGTCGTCTATCATCTCTTTATCTTCTAATGCAAGCTCCTGCATTCTCTTTATCCCTTCTTCTCTAAGTTTCTTTGATTTTGATTTTCTTTTTATTGATTGCTTCTTGTTCTCGTCTATAAACTCTAAAATTCTAGAATCTCCATCAATATATGCGCGCACAAGAAGCCTAAAAAAATCAGACTGCGTTATTCCATCATAGCGCAGTCTGTTAATTAACTGCGCATGTCTATGATCATTGTCTGTGAAAACTATTCTTTTGTTCATGCTTCCATAGTCTATCTCATCCGACATTACCACTTCCTTCCAACTATGTGGGCTTGGCTTTCAACTATGCCGGAGGCTGTCTGACCCACAAACTCTGCCTTCTGCTGGAGTTCTTGGAGGCTGCGGGCTCCGGAATATGAAAACCCTGACCGGATGCCTCTCTCAAGGTCATCTAGAATTTTGCGCACACTCCCGCGATAGGGCACTCTGGTTGATATCCCCTCGTGAGACGAATATTTGCCGCGCCATCCTATCTGGGCTTCTTTGCTGGCCATTCCGCGATATATCTTCCAGCGCTGACCTTCTTTGTCTTCCATGATCGAGCCCGGGCTTTCATCTGTGCCCGACAAAAGGGAGCCGATCATCACCGCGTCCGAGCCAGCAGCCAGCGCCTTTACCATGTCGCCGGATGTTTTTATGCCTCCATCGGCAATTATTTTAACATCTCTATCGGTCTGTGCGCACTCAAAGATTGTTTGCAGGCCTGGGTATCCGTGGCCGGTCTGAACACGAGTGGAGCAGATGGAGCCGCCTCCAATATTGCATCTAACTGAGTCGGCGCCCCAGTCTGCAAGATCGTTAACTCCCTGCAGGGTCGCGACATTTCCGGCCATAATGTGAACATTATTTCCAAAAGTGTCCCGCAAATTCTTTAACGCCTCTTTCATCATAATGTGATGGCCGTGGGCCACATCAATACACAAAAAGTCGACTCCCACAGATAATAGAACATGGGCGCGCTCAAGAAAATCGCCAGATATCCCGACAGCGGCTCCGATTTTAAGCTTATGATTGGCGTTGCTTGCAACATCTTGAGTCATTGTCACTATACGCGCCTGAGTTGCAGGTGAATTATAGCGATGAATCACCGAAACGCCACCAGCGGTGGATAGGGCGGCAGCCATCGGGCCCTCTGAAATTGTATCCATCGGGGACGACATGAGTGGAATCGATAACTCCAGGCCTTTTCCTAGATCCGTTGAAATATCAATTTCTGATCTAGAACGAATATCGGAGTACTGCGGCTGCAGCAGCACATCGTCGTAAGATAAACAATTTTTAGCCAACTTAAACATCTACTTTCGTGCTTTCTTGGGGGGCGTCTTCGGAGTTTGCTTCTCTGAAACAGGGTATAGTTCCGATGGGGATCCCTGCTCCGGAGGACGTCGCATCGCGGCGCTCAGTTGATCCTTTTGTTTTTGGGTCAGCTCCGAGGCAAGATCGGCCGTTGGCCCTTCAGCGCGGCGGCGCTTTGACATTTCCTCATGTAATGGTGTTAAGAAATTTGATTGTAGCATCTTTATTGCTGAATCATATTCCGCTAAAATCAATGTTTGCTTTACAATCTCATCGATACACTCTCCACCATCGAGGGTGTGCAGATTCTCCGTGAGGGAATCGAGGGTAGCTGCAGCCTTTGAGGCCTTGGCTCGTAGTTGCATCATAGATGCATTTAATAGACTCATCTTCTTGTTCATTTGATCTCCTTTTGAATGAAACTTTTAATGTCCTTGGTATAATACCATGTGTGGTCGTGTGGGGGGTCCGGCTCCGGCATTACGCGGACGCGCGGAGGGGTCTCCGCCTCTGTTGTGCTTATAACAGATATTGTCGGCACTCCATTGAACTTTAATTTTTGCTGAAGTTCTTCGTCATCGTGAATGTTAAACGCAAAAAAATGGACGTCCGAAAACTCTTCTTCTTCGGCAATTTCTCGGTAGTCTTCTGCCAGGGCGTGACAAAAGTGACAATCATTTGAATAGAATTTTACCACACAAGTTGCCTTTTCCTTTACCTCTCCATTTAAAATTTTGTCCATCGCGCTCGACGATAATCTATCTATGCTCATTTATAATCTCCTGAGTTTTCTTTATGCATTCGGGACAGAATATTCTTACTGTCTCCTGTTTGACAACAACATTCCATGATTGTACCATGTCTTTATCTTTCTTGTCAAATCCTTTTTGGCATGCGCTACATTGTTCTGGCAGCTTGTTGAACTGGAAAATTTTTTCGGCAAGATTTTCGGACGCATCCTTCCCCATTTGATTTTCTAGTTTGCGGCGCGTCTTGCGATTCATCGATTCATGGCTCCAAATACTTGCTGGCCATGCGTTCCATCAAATACAATCACCGCGGATGGGAATGGAGCGCTATTCTCGCTATCACCAAACTTAAGTCGCCCTTTGACAAAATAAACCTCGTCAGCTTCCATGATATACTGATGCCAATATTTTGTATCCGGGCGCGCCGGAATAAGCATCACTACTCGCGTATTCTCTTTTCGGGATTCGTCAAAACCCTTCTTAATCCACTTCTCAATGCCGCGGCCATAAGGGGGATTAACAAACGCGGTAAACCCTTCCCAACTTTTCGATAGCCCATCTTCCGCTTCCGTGAAAAAGTTAGTGCATTTAGTGTTGGCGGGATCTGCGCAAGGGTCCAAGTTAAAAGGGCCAAATCTCCAATTTAGTTTGTCGAAAAAATCTTGGGGAGTCGACCACTCCCCCGTCTTTGATGAAAACATAACGACTTGAGTGCTTTTATTCACTAGTACCCCCGCTAATCGTTTCAAAGTTTTCCATTATCTCTTCCATATCATACTTGTGCTTATAAAGACGATATGCCTTTACCGCTGCTCGAATCTCGTCGGTGTTGAGCCACCCGTTCTCCCGAAACTCTGAGCGCAACTCACGCTTTTGTTCCTGATAGGGTTCGATACACTCTTCAATAGCGGATAGGGAGCGAATATACTCCTTAACATATTGTTTCTTCTCTTCGTTTGTTGTGGCCATTAAGCCCTCCTTGTTTACCTATAAAATATAACATCACAGCACTAGAAAGTCAAGTGTTTTATTACTTAAACTTAAAGTTGACCTTGGCCTCTATTCTCATCTCGGGAATATATAAGTGATTTGCAAGGTTGTGCTTCTTGGCCTCCTTGGGTTCCAAAAACCAATCAGCATGGCCCTTCTCGTGAATGGTGTCCAGAAAATAATTTTTAGTGTGGCCACAATTCTTTGCCATCATTTGGTATACTTTTTGATTGAGGCGCTCCGTT